ATGGCGAGAAAAACACCCCCATTAACCACGGTGCAGATCAAAGCAGCCAGACCAGCGGAAAAGGAATACACCCTACAGGACGGCGGAGGGCTTTTTCTCCTGGTCAAACCGTCCGGATCAAAACTCTGGCGATTTTCCTACTACCGGCCATCGGACAAAAAAAGAATATTGCTGAGTTTTGGATCGCTTGATGATGTTTCCCTGGCTGATGCCAGAAAACGCCGTAGCGAGTACAGAGCGTTAATCAGTGCCGGAACTGACCCGCAGGGCCATGAGAAGAAAAAACGAGAGGCAGAGGCCCGAAGACAAGGGAACACGTTCGAAAATGTGGCGGCGGCATGGTACCAGGTGAAAATCAGCCAGAATCTGGCCCCCAACACGATTAAAGACATCTGGCGTTCGCTGGATAAATATGTATTCCCGTTCATCGGCAACACGCCAATAGATACCCTCACCGCCCGAAGGTTCGTTGAAGTGCTTACACCCATCAAGGAGCGCGGCAACCTGGAAACACTCAAGCGGGTTTTACAGCGCGTTAATGAGGTAATGGATTACGCCGCCAACAGTGGGCTGATTGATGCCAATCCGGCTATGAATGTGCGTAAGGCGTTTCCCTCACCTGTAAAAAAACATATGCCAACAATCCGCCCCGAACAGCTGCCGGAGCTTATGCAGGCTTTATCAGTATCGGCAACAGAACGGCAGACCAGATTACTGATTGAATGGCAGTTACTGACCGTAACCCGTCCCGCCGAAGCGTCATCAACGCGGTGGGATGAAATCAACCTGGACGCGAAGCAATGGACGATACCTGCCGGACGCATGAAGATGCGCAGGGATCACGTTATCCCGCTTTCCGGTCAGGCTATGGCGGTGCTGGAGGCCATGAAACCAATCAGCCACCACCGCAATTACGTTTTCCCAAGTCTGAAAGACCCACAGCAGCCGATGAACAGCCAGACAGCTAACGCAGCATTGCGGCGTATGGGATTCGCTGGCGTGCTGGTGTCTCATGGATTACGCGCCATATTCAGCACAGCAGCGAACGAGGAAGGATTCGAGCCGGACGTAATAGAGGCGGCACTTGCCCACGTCGACACCAACGAAGTTAGACGGGCATACAACCGGAGCAACTACATAGAAAAACGCATCGTGCTGATGCGCTGGTGGGGCGAATTTGTCGAGGCTGCGGCGACGGGCGTAACCCTCGCCAGTGGTAAAAGGGGTATCCGAGCCGTGTAGCTGTACAGAAAACCAGTAAAAACTACGAAAACCATGTAAAACCGTCGTATAATTGCATCAAATTTAACGACAAGGCCGTGAAACATGAAACCGTTAAGATGCAAAAAAATATCAGATGCAATTGCGACGGGCTGCAACTGGCCCTGATGGTTCAGCATGAATTTTGGTCAACCTACGATCCGGAGGACAGAACGACGGCCCCATCAAAAAAACAGGTAGTAGATTTTCTGGTATCCCGTGGCGCTTCCAGAAATCTGGCGGTAAGTATTGATAAGGTCGTACGTCCGGCATCTATGAAGATCGGAGGCAGGCCCAAAAAATGGCGGTAACAATCCTGGAAGCGGCAGAAATGCCGCTTTTTTTATAATTCCATTTCAAATCATCAATATAAAAACGGTGTATACCGTTTAAAAACGGTGGGAACTGTTTTTACCCATATCCGATGATTTACCGTATTTGTCACCGGAATACACCGGATTCACAAGGTAAATCACGATGGAAGCAATCAGAAAAATTATCTTTCGCCAGGAAGTAAAAAAAATTATCCACATCAAGGCAGACAGCACGCTGCAAAGCATGATCAACGCCGGAGAATTTCCGCAGGGTTTTCGCGTTGGTTTACGCCGTCGCGGATGGTATGAGGATGATGTGTTGGCCTGGCAGAAAGAACGCGAACAGGAAGCACGCGGAACGGCTGCTTAACGGGTATCACAGATATGACAAACACGAAAAAAGCGGCCCCGATATGGAGCCGCCTTTCTGAACAATTAACCCGCTGCGCCTTATGTGTATATGATCCCAAACATAAGCACGGGGATGATAGCCGCTATCAGGCTGGTGGGCAATGCAATCAGTCTGGTTCAGTTCGTTGCCATACCTGCAATGAGCGCTTTTCCCTATACTCTTTAAGGAATTGCTCAAGGGCAAAAGCACATGGTGCGAATCTTTCTGATTCATGCTCTATCTTTCTGCGCCGTCTTTTCCGTGCCGGTGATAATGTTTTGGTCAATTCTTTATCGGTCATTGTGTTGTCCTGCATAGCAATGCGCCGTAATACCTCACACCACGGCGCTGATAGTTTTTATCCTTTGGGTTCTATGCCGCGCCGCTTTAGTTCAGTGCGCCCCAACTCTTTAAGCCAGTTGGCTAGGCTTATGCCGTCGCTCTGTGCTTCTTTGTCGAATTGCTCTTTTAGCTCTGGAGAAATTCGCATTCTGAATTGTGGGGATTGCCCGTCCCCTTTAGGGCTTTTATCGCGTTTGATTATTGACAAGTGGTCACCTATTGAATTAGCCTTTCCATTGTTAGGTGGCCACCTTAACACAAGAGCACTTAAAAAAGCAAAGCCCCGCAAGTGTCATTACCACTCGCAGGGCTTCTAACCAACAACGTAAACTAGGAGCCGTTATGGTTGCCGTAAATCATATACCACACCTTGTACACACACAAACGGCCTTTGTGTGGCGTTTTCTGGCCCTGAGTGCCGGAGAATCTCAAATCATCCACGTAACCGCCTGGACGGAACGCGAAGCGCGTAGCCGTTGCCCGTCCGGTTGTGTTGCTGTATTCGCCGCCCGTATTCGTCAGGGGGAAACCTATGCACAATAAAACCACACCGAACGCAGCAGCCGCCGCACTCACTACGCTGATGCACGCGCTTATTGATATTGAATGCACTGCAGAGCTTGCGCAGGGAGAAGAACAGAAAGACCGGACACAGTTCGCCCTGGAATGTATCCGATACATCGCAACGCGGTCGCTGAATGACGCTAAAAATATTCTTGTTGCTGATTGTGAAAATGGGGGGGGTTATGCGTGATGATCGTTTTAATTCCCTGAAACAGGAATTTCCCGGCGTTCCTGATGATGCGGCTGATGCGCTTTCGTCAATGCCAGAACTTATTAGAGCGGCTTTTTTCTTACTTTCCACGAGAGAATATAAATCAACGGGGCTTGATGTACTGAATATCGCCGCCGATTATGCGGAATATGTGGCAGAGGCGCGTTACAGAAGAAAATTTCCTGAGGATGTAAGCCATGCGTGATATTTACCACGAAACAATAGACCGCGCATTTCTTGCACTTTCTCACAGTGAAAACATGCTGGAAATATTGCGCATATGGCTTGAAACACTTGGCGACAATGAACGCGACAAACAAAAATCAAGAATTGCCACGGCATTAATAACGCTTCTTGAGCCTGTAATAATGGAACTGCAAGAAATAGATCTATTGCACGACAGATATAAAGAACAGCACACCGGAGAATAAAAATAATGAAACTTAAATATTCTGGCTTAACTGCCAGTGGCAACACTCACCCTAAATTTACGCGCGGTGATATTTACCGCGACCAGTACGGCGGCACGGTAATGATTAAGGGCGTGGAAGAACGGCGTGTAACCTACCGCCGTGAAGGTTACGAATATGATTGCGTGATGCCTGTTTATCAGTTCCGGCGTGATTTTTCTCTGGTACAGACCGCGCCGCATAACGTGCCCACCAGCAACGCCAGGGCACGGGCAAACATCCAGAAGCTGAAAACCATGATTAACGGATTCAGGGGCAAGAAATGAAAAGCGCACCGAACTTAAAAAAACAGCCTTACGACAAGATGACCGAAGTCATTATTTTTGCGGGTAGTGATGCCTGGGCACATGCAAAACAGTGGCAGGAACAGGACGGGCGACTGGCTGGCGATAATGTGCCTCCCGTTGTGCTGGCTGATGATCAACTGGATGAACTGGCAGACCTGAGAATCATCGACGAGGGGCGCTATTGTGTCCGGCTGTACAAGGCAGGCCACATCAGGCCATCAAATATTAATGCCATTGCGCACAAGCTGGCGGCGGCGGGTGTAACTGATGCGAATTATTACCCCGAAGGGATGCACAGCCATATGCGGGAGAACTGGCGCGAATACCTGGAACGGGTGCGCGGGAAAGAGCCGGTGGAAGAAAAAAACCACCAGCGAAAAACCACGCTACCGATGAGCGTTGGATCTACCGGATACGACACGCAACTGGATTACGTGGTTAAGGGGATTATTCCGGCGGTATCGCTATGCAGCATATACGGGGCTAGCGGGTCCTATAAATCATTCCTTGCCGGATCGTGGGCGTGCCATGTTGCCACTGGTCGCCAGTGGGGAGGCCGCAGGGTTGCACATGGTGCGGTTCTCTATGTGGTTGGTGAAGGCGGTATCGGCGTTCCGCGTCGTGTAAAAGCCTGGGAGGTTGTGCACGATGAGCAGGTGAAAAATCTGTATCTGGTAAACCGCCCCATCTTTCCGGCTGCCCCGCTTGATGTTGATGAAATGGTTATCGCTGCCCGTCAGGTGGAGCGGGAAACGGGTAAACCTGTACGCATGATTATTCTGGATACGCTGGCGCGTTGCTTTGGTGGGAATGATGAAAATGATTCCCGTGATATGGGGGCGTTTATCCGTGGTTGTGACGAACTGAAACGACGCACAGGGGCCACGGTGCTGGTGGTTCACCATTCCGGCAAGGATGAGACGAAAGGCGCGCGCGGTTCCAGTGCATTTCGTGCTTCGCTGGATGCTGAATACCGGATACGCAGGGAGGACGCAGGAAGCAAAGCGCTGGTTATCTCATGCACCAAAATGAAGGACGCGGAGGAACTCAAAGAAGCCGCATATGACTTACGCGTGGTGGAGCTTTTTACCGACGCTGACGGTGAATTAATCACGTCGCTGGTGGTGGTGGATGATCCGCGCCCTCCTGTTGAACTGGAGCGCATCGAGGAGGCAGGGAACAAGACGGAAAACCATACCGCGCTATGGGGGTGCATCCGTTCACGCACACAGAACGGCGACAAGTGCACGATCCCGCTGTTACGTGATGACATGAAAAAGCTGGGGTATGAAATGAAAAACTTCCGGCGCTGGCTGTACAAGCTGGAAAAAGATGGGGTTATTAGTATCGATGGGGATGATGTAGCGCCGCTATAAAAGTGAGGAGCAAAAGCGAGGGGGATAGAAAGAGGGCCAAAATTAGCCCGCTCTCCCTCACTTTTCGACCTGTATACATCCTCAAAAGTGAGGGGTAAAAAAATACTTATAAAACACACACATAGAAAAACCGAAAATCCCAACTGCGACGAAGTGAGACGCTTGAAAAAGTGAGGCGAAAAAGTGAGAGGTTGCGAGAAATGACCCAAAAACGCAGAGACAGAACAGAGCCAAAATATAAAGCGTTAGACATGACTGAGCACACCTTAAAGGTGGCAATCAGAACGATAGACCGCCACACGCGGGAAGGATACGCGAAGGAACATCCCGACCTGATAAGCGCATTCATGACCACGGCGGCGGCAAACTTTGCCACGCTGACAGAACGGGAGATTGCCGAAGCGGAACAGGTAACAACCATCAACGTTAAAACCGGAGAGGTGGAATTATGACGGCACAGATAGCCGCTTACGGGCGGCTGGTGGACGACCCGCAGGTAAAACAGACCAGCAAGGGCACACCGATGACGCTGGCGCGTATGGCGGTATCTTTGCCATGCAGCCAGGCACAGGACGGACAGGCGACGTTATGGTTATCGGTCATCGCATTTGGCAAACAGGCCGACTTCCTGGCTAAACATCAAAAAGGCGATGTTGCCAGCGTATCCGGCACGATGCAGGTAAGCCAGTGGACCGGACAGAACGGAGAAACGCGGCAGGGCTGGCAGGTTATCGCAGACAGCGTAATCAGTGCCCGCGCGGCACGTCCAGGCGGGAACAGACGCAAAACCACAGGCACACAGGGTAATCAGCCACCAGCGGGAGGCGATGACCCTTACGGTGATGATATTTCGTTCTGAGGGGGTGACGATGGTACATGACCGCATAGCGGAGGAACTGGAGGCGAAAGGCTTTTACCGGAGGGCGGCGGCGCGATGGGGTGAAGTCATGCAGCTGGTGGAGACAGACAAGGAACGGCATCACATCACGATGCGACGGCTGGAATGTTCAAGGAAGGCACAGAGGGCACCGGAGCCGCCGGATAATTTCGGAGACCTGAAAAAGGCAGTCGATCGCACTTATGCCGAAATGGGTATAGATGGTGCTGGTGATGAAATATGGCGCAATTACCAGGACAGCTAATCAAACAGCCGGAGAAATCCGGCTTTTTTGCACCAGTTGAAACGGTATGGCGCATTACCGGGTTTTCGTCACGGTCAGGCATAGTTACTATCTGAAACAAACAGACACAACAGAGGAAAAAAACAATGCCGATGAAATTTGATGAGATATTAAAACAGCGTGATAAATACCATGCTGACAACATGGAGACGATGAGCATCAATGATTACCGCGCATTCCTGGAGACGGGCGCACTGATTGAAAAGGATCAGCATGGTTTTGTGAGATGTGCTCTATCCGGTGAAATGCTGGCGGTAAATCCTGAACAGATAGATGCATTGATAGAATTTCTGAAAGAGATCAGAGACTGATCCAGCACACAGCACACATAGCCGGAGCAATCCGGCTTTTTTGCGCCCAAAAAAAGCCCGATAAGGTCAGAGGGTTCTTATCGGGCTTTTGCATATGAGGTTTTTGGATGCACTGGCGTTCGTGATCGGGATAATCATTTCATAATTTGCAACATAACTCAATATTATTGCATAAAATGCAATTCTGATTATAATCAGGACTGGATAAACATCCAGTCCTGATTTTTTTAGTCGAAGAGGAATTTCTTACTATGGCTGAAGAGAAAAAAGGCGGTGTTTCGGTGTACATAAGCCCCGAAATCGTGGAGGTGCTCAAGCAGCGCCACAAAAAAAACTATGAGGCTGGCGTGGCGGCTGGACTGGATCCGCTGATGACGCCGGAGCCGTCGATAGGTTCACTTGTACGCTCTTATTTACTTGCGGCGCTTGGGATGCATAAAAATTATGGGGGTGAATAATGGCAGGCAAAGCAACGGCACTTAACACTAACCAGCTTTTTATGTACCTGAATCGCGGGGATATTGCGGATTTTAAATTCAGCCCTCTGTTTACCACGCTGTTTTTCCCGAACGTGGCGACATTCAGCACGCAAAACATCATGCTGGATACCCTGGACATTGAAGAAGTCACCATGTCGGCGTTTTGTTCGCCTATGGTGGGTAGCCAGGTTCAGCGCGATAAAGGGTACGAAACCAGCACAATCAAACCTGGCTACATGAAGCCAAAGCACGAAATCGATCCAACGAAAACCATCATGCGCATGGCTGGAGAAGATCCGGCACAGCTTAACGACCCTACCTATCGCCGTATGCGCCTGATTACTGGCAACATGCGCCGCCAGATAAACGCCATTAAGGCACGCGTGGAATGGCTGGCGGTGAATGCGGTAACGACCGGAAAAAACATCATTGAGGGCGAAGGCATAGAACGCTATGAAATCGACTGGAAGATACCGGAAAAAAACATCATAGAGCAGTCCGACGGCAAAAAATGGTCCGAGCATGATAAAGATATTTACGATCCAATCTATGACATCGAACTATACGCAGATCAGGCAGGTTGCCCCGCCAACGTCATGATTATGGGCGCTGAGGTATGGCGCACGTTACGCAGCTTTAAAAAATTCCGTGAACTGTACGATCTTTCCCGTGGTTCAGAATCCGCCGCAGAAATGGCCTGTAAAAACCTGGGCGAAGTGGTGAGCTTTAAAGGCTATCTGGGCGATATTGCTCTTATTGTCTATTCCGGCAAATACACTGACAGCGACGGCACCGAAAAATATTTCCTTGAGCCTGATTTGCTGGTCCTGGGCAACACCAACAATAAAGGGCTGGTGGCCTATGGTGCGATTATGGATCAGGAAGCGGTAAGAACGGGCGCAACGCAAAACATGTACTACCCGAAAAACTGGATTGAGGACGGCGATCCGGCGATTGAGTACGTGCAGACACACAGCGCACCGCAGCCGGTTCCGGCAGATATTCGCAAATTTGTTACCGTCAAAATTGGTTAACGGGGGATTATATGGACACTCCATATATTGAGTTATTTGCAGGCAGTCAGCAGGTATCAACGACACTGGTACATTTTGCCGCTGATGCTGGCGTTATTCAGGAATTTACCCCGCTGATGCTGGTGGACAATGGCGAGTTTAAGCCGTGGGATGGTCAGGAATCTGGCAAGGCTGTTTATCTGACTTCGTACCTCGTGGACACGTCAAAGCAGAAATCAGCACAGTGTTACAAGACGGGGATATTCAATATTGCCGCCGTTAACTGGCCTGAGAGCGTCGACACCGATGCGAAAAAATGCGCCGCCTTTGCGGGTTCTGGCGTATCCGTTCAGCCGCTGGCCCGATAAGCAGGGGGAACGATGGCAACGAATGAAAGCATCATGGCGCTACCGCTGGCGAGTAAATTTAAAGCCGAAGCGCGGGCAATGGCTGACAGAGGTTTATCAACCTACGAGGCCGTATATCAACTCAACAAACTGGAAGAGCAGGACAAGCCGCGCGCTGATGCGATTATGGCGCTTCATGAGCATAAAGACTATCAGCCGCTGTTGCGTGCAATGGCAAACGTGCCTTGTATCGATGTTGATACGGCTAAAAACATCCTGAACATGACCATAGAGCAGGAACGCCCGAAGGTTGCACCAGAGCTTACCGCAGCCTTTGAAAACTTTATGGACATGCACAGCCCACAAACCGTATCAGCTGGCATGGCATACGATGGCAGAAACCCAGGCGATGACGGCGACATCGATCGCATACTGAAAACCATCTGAGACAAGGCCGGAGAAATCCGGCTTTTTTGCGGGTCCTTCCTGGAATTATGGCCCGTTACGGGGCGGCGACCTCGCGGGTTTTCGCTATTTATGACGTTTTTCCGTGAAGGTGACACCACCACCACTTGATTAATATTTAACCATGCAGTTAAGGTAACATTATGATTGATAAAGCTTGTTTTGTAAGTCAGCAGGAAATAGCTGAACATTTCAAGGTTAACAGAACCACTATTCGCGCATGGACCAAACAGGGGATGCCGTATCTTAATGCGGATCGCGGAAAGTCTGGCGGTTATCACATCGGGCATACATTGCTTTGGTCTTCAGGTAAAAGCCGTCTTGAGGCCATCAGATATCACGTAGAAACCAGTGCGCTGGAAAAAATTATGTTTGCCAGGCTGCTTTCATCTGAGCGTGACGAGTACTCCAGTGAAGAAACAGAACATCGATTTGATGAAGGTTTGCAGATTTACGGCTATTCACCGGAAGATGTGAGCAAGGCACGAAATAAAATGGCTGGCTTTCTGGCTGGGTGGCGTCATGCCGTAAGCGTTCGCCGTGCCAGCATGGAGCAATCAGCCGATACAGAACAGTAAAGCCGATAACTTGTTAATCACTCGCAGCAATGCATGTGATTTGTGCACACTTTCGGTTAACTGGTTCGATGTCCGGTTTTAGTGTCTGTTTTTTGCGCATGTCCGGTTCATGGAAAGCATGTTTTTATATTTTTCATATGGTTAACTTGTAGAGAAACCGGACATGGATCCCGAAAAATTTTCATAAATAGTGAAAACGCGCGAGGTCGCCGCCCCGTAACGGGTCCATAATTCCAGGAAGGACCCGACGACACCAGACAATCAGAACGATAGGTGCACAATGACAGAAGCCGAAATACTGGGATTAATCCGCCGTGCTGGTGGAATCAGCCAGCAGACTGACGAACAGGCCACGCAGCCGGACAGCGTGACAGCCGAAAATTATGCGCGTGTTGTTGCTGAGGTGATGCGCCGTGATGGTATCCAGCTTAATGATGTGGATATGCGCAACATACGGATCCGCGTTCTTGAAATGCTGGCCTACAATCGCCGCGTGGCACTGTATCGGGAAACGGAGAAAATTACATACCACTGGAAGAAGCCGGAGCGGTTGCGGCGGTAACTGGTTGATATTTTCGAAATTCGCCAGCGGCGAACATCGGGGAAACCAGCCTAACCCGTTGATATTTTCGGGAACCTCAAATTGAGGAGGTCGGAAACATAACCCGTCATATTCTGGATGCTGATAATTACCACGCAGCCCATTAAGGCCTAACCCGTTGATTCTTTCGGAAACAGCCATTGGCGTAATCCGGCGCGGTAACTTGCTGAACTTAAAGCAAAGCGCAAAATTGCGCTGGCTGGTGGGCATGATGCCGATATGGTGATCCCCATAACGGAAATATCCACCAGCACGGCAACGGCAGAATAGCCACAACACAGAAAAACCACGAATATGGGGTTTTTGTTATGGCATGGGCATGATGACCGCCCCTGCTCTGAATGGTGGAAATCACCACGCAGATCATCCACCAGCTTCGTTTTTATAAATTAAACATCCGGGAAAATCCGACCCTGAATTGTGCATTTTTTCAGCAAATCATTTTAGTTATACGTTTGGTTATACGGTTTAAAAGTTGAATCATATACATTATTTTAAATCATGAAGTTACACGCTCAATTAAACTACTCTCGTGAAAAATCCCAAGAAAAAACCAACCTTTACGGTTGGTTTTTTTATATCTGCAATTAATTTGATAAACAGACCGTGACACATCACAGCCTGTTTATTTTCTGTTATCAGAACGTCCAGACCACTCCCGCCTGAGTATTCCACGGCGATTCTACCCCTGCGCCATTGCCATAGCTGACTGACAAATGACCGCTTAACGTCGGGGTAAACGATGACCTTATCCCAGCCTGATAAACGCCAGGGGTTCCAGCCACATCATTATTAAATTTGCCATCGTCATTAACTTTCACATGGTTAGAATCGGCGTATTCCTGACGTACGGCGGCTTTCAGCCAGGGTTCCAGCGTCGTACCATTTTGCAGGTCCATGTGATAGCTTACCGCCGTTCCCGCTTCAGCGCGTAATATCCGGGTATTTCCCACATCAGCGCGCATGCCGTTTGATAACGTGTAGTCCTGACCATCTGTGGTAAAGCCGGTAAAGGCCAGATAGGGTCTAACACTCCACAATCCGTCAACCCAACGGAACCCGCTCTCAACATGAGCACCCGCGCCGTTACTATTGTAATCGCCAAACGCTGTTGCCCCATTACTCATCTTGCCATGGATGGTGTTGGCAAAACGGTCAACTTTCACCACCCCATCAACATAGGCACCGTTCTGATGCTCCCAACCGGCATAAGCCCCCAGGGTATAGCTATCGATATTACCTTTTCCGCCGCGATCAAAACCAATATCAGAATGAGAGTAACCAAAGAACAAGCCGCGAATTGTACTGCTTTCTTCACGGGAGAAACGGCTATCGATACCGAGCGTCAGGCCCGTCAATGTTTGCTCAAAACCAGCTCCCGCATCAGTGGTCACGTTGTTGCGGGTGTTAATTGCCGAACTCCACATCGCCGTATCGTAACTAACGCTTTTTACGCTACCAAGACGCTCACGCACGGTGTCCAGTTCTGCATCAAATACCAGCGGTTGTGCGGCCGCCATATTCAGCACATCAGTGGTTGAAGGGGTAATTTGCGCGCGATTCTCTGCCAAACTCCAGCTATGGTTGCCATTATCCAGCAAGGTATATTCATACGTACCGATATCAACAACGCCTCCGGCATTGCCCAACGTAAATGCAGCATCACCGCCGCCCGTTGTTACCAGTGTAAGGCTATCTCCTGCTGCCGGGCTGGCACCGGTGTCCGTCACGAATATTTTGAAATCACCTGTTGCCTGACCGGTGACGTTGAGCTGATCGCTCTGATGATTAGCCATATCGGTACGCATATAAAAATTGCCGTTTCCCGACAGGGTATTGGTGGTCAACGTAATGAAATTTTCCGCACTTGCCGTCACTGATGAACGAGTCACTGGCTCATCCATCATAATCACATTTGCGTCAGACATCGCAAGGTTGGCTAAGTTGAGGAGGGTGTTTTGGTTCGTCGTAGTGATATCGGCAATGATGGCCCATACGCTATTTTCGAGCGAAACGTCCGCTTTGCTGGTATCCACGGCACCATGCGTTCTAAAAGAAGCGCCCTCAGAAACCACTACCTTACCCACCAACATAGCGGGTGCATAATTTATTTGCGGCTTCATGACCTCAAGAATGCCATCATTCCCTCTGACTGACACGTTAACCATTGTGCCAGCCCAGACATTAGCGCGGCCATTGTTGATAACCATATTTTCAGAGATGGCTTTAGAGGAATACGTGATACTTCCATTCTGGTCTGATCGACCGAGATCATATACCGCATTTGCCTGCACTTTCGTACCAGTATCCTTTCCCAGCGATTGCATAGTGGCATGCTCATCAAGGATAGTATCAATGGCCTGCGTGTCCTCCATAACAATGAGCCCGGAACCATCATCCAGTTCATAATTTTTTGACACACCATCTTTTATACTAAATTGGCCTTTACTGTTTGTACCACTCACTTCCAGCGCATTCGTTGAGACAATTAATTTTCCGCCTGCTTTTTTATCAACGCCAGTTGCAGTCCCGCCATCCATAACCTCCAGTAAGCCGCCACTATCTACAGTAGTATTATAAGCGAAGTCATTTTCTTCAACTCGCAAACTTCCGCCGTTTTCCAACAGCATATTGTTAGCAATACCATTCTTGATTTCGAACTGACCGAGACGGTTTATTCCGAATGCCTCCATGACCCGCGTGCTTGCTTTAATAGCACCGCCTGCTTTCTGATCTACCGCAATCGCTAATCCCCCCTCTTTAACCTCCAGTAATCCTCCCTTTTCGATAGCGGCAAGGACGGTAATCCCATCTTTTTCAACGATTAAGCGCCCGCCTTTAATCGTGGGATCTGGATTTGCCCCTATATTTCCAGACAT